GGAGCCAACCATTACCGCCCCAGCCCCGGCAGCAAATGCCTTTACCATGTCTCCACTATTACGAATGCCCCCGTCAGCAATTATTGTGCATTCGATTTCTCTAGATGATGCCCAGTCTTTTATGTCAATGATGGATGCAAGGGTTGGAACGCCATGACCACTAACTATTCTAGTTGTGCAAGCACTGCCGCCTCCAATGCCAACTCTAACGGAGTCTGCCCCCGCCTCAGCCAACCTAGAGAAGCCCTCAGCAGTTGCAACATTGCCAGCCATGATATGAACATCGTCATAAAGCTTTCTTATTCTAGCAACTGAAGATATGGCTTGCTCTGAATGACCGTTGGCGGTATCTACAAGGAAGATTCTAGCACCGCAATCATATAGACTGTTTAAATAATCTATGTGGCAAGAAGAGCCAATGGCGACACCAAACACAAAGTTTTTTTTGGTTTTTTGATAAGAGGCAAGAGTTTGTGTTTTATTAATCATATCTTTTTCCGACATATATCGGTGAAGTATTCCTAGACCCCCCGCATCTCCGATTGCCATACACATCTCTACATCACATACGGTATCCATTGGTGCTGCAATCACTGGCAAAGAAAGGATTACGACCCGACCTTTATGAATGCCGATTTTCATGTCAAGCCCTACCTCATGTCTAGAGGAAACGTTTCCGTATTGAGGAACCAAGAGGATATCATCAAAGCATGGGGCGTCATCACTATATGGAATCATTAAGAACTGCTTTCTACTAGGTCTAATTGTTGTTTTGCCGTCCAGTGTGTCCACCAAAAATAATTACATTTTTCACAACATGAAATAAATTCATCTTTAGAAAACTGCATATAATATTGTGGATCTTTTCTATAAAGATTATTTCTGTGAGATTGGTGAACTCTGTCATCTCCCCACCAATTTGGCATGACAATATTTGGTACATCATATATAGGATTATCATTCATTGAAATGATTGCATCCCAATTTTTTTGTGTTTTTATACCCCGATGGTCGCACTCATCTTTTATGTCTTTCAAATATAAGAACAATGCATCATGAAAGTTTCTCCACATTTTAACAGCGGGGTGATTAACCCAAGCTCCGCTTGTTCTTTTGGATAGCAAGATAGAATAAATTTGTCTGCCTTCTAACAATTGTTTATTTAATCTTTTAGAGTCAAGGACAGCCGCTGAATCTTTGCTGTTATCAAAAGGTACAAAAGTTTGCATCTTACAAGCTTTCTACTAGGTCTAATGGAGTGGGGGCAGTAAGTTTAGTATGACAGTAAGCACATTCACAATCTAGAAGATATCCTGCAATCTCATAGTCTTCATCAAAAGACACTTGAACTGTAAACAGTGTTGAATTGCAAACAGGACAGGTCCTTGTAGGAATGCCTCTGGCGTCTAAAATATTCATATATTGATTGTACTCACAGTCTTAACAATTGTCAAGGGGTAGTTGGTTAAACCCGGATTTATAATTAGTATACAGTAAGTGATATAATAAAGCAATACAAAGGAGAATAAAATGGCAACAATTGTACCAAAATCATTAAACGGATGGCCTGTAATTTTTTCTTCGGCTGATCCAAGAATTTCAACCATCAAGATTCCGGGAACAAAAAGAAGCGTAAGGTTAAGGCGTGCAGCGGCACCACTCTTTGCTTCTTTCTTGGCAGACTGGCAAAGGGAAATGCCAGAAAGAATGAATCTAAATCCTGGCCCCACGGACGGATGGACTTTCCGTAAGAGTCGTTTCGTAACAGACAAGTATTCCAATCATGCTTCAGGAACAGCGGTAGATGTTTTGTATTCAAGCGTGCTTCCAGCAGATGGCAAAAAGCATATGACGGTTGAGGAAAAAAGGATTTTAAATAAAATTCTTGATCGCTACAAGACAGACGATGGTCATAGAATCTTTGCAAACGGAGAATGGTGGAATGCGGCAGACGGAATGCATACGGAGCTCTCTCAGTCCTGGGATCGTGGAGCACTTAGGAACACGACTCTTGAAGATCTTAAGAACGTTCAAAGCCGTTTAAAGATTAACAAAGATGGAACACGCCCACTTTAAGTCTGAAATTTATTTCTAAGAAATAATTCTTTTTGATATTTTTCGGTTCTCAACTGGAATTAGTTCCCCCATGTGCTGTGACTTAATATCTTTTCTTACCCAGGTCATTCCATAAGTATCTTCTAAATTTTCGACACCTTCTCGGCGCTTTAATCTTTCAGCCATTGATTGGAATGCTGGATCATCACTAAGATTTAGATAAGCATTATGGTGCCATGGGAGATCATAGTAGGCCGGTGAATTAACAAGAAGCATACCGGCGGTAGTCCAATGCTCTTCTATTCGGGGATTGACGTTTACTACTTTTCCGGACAGCCCGTACTGTGGAACGTCTACGCCAACCAACGGTCTGTCTATTTCAAACATCTTAGCAATAATTTTTTCATCCAGAAAATTGTCAGAGTCAACATATAAAATAGCTTCATAGCTTACTGAACCGTGATTTATCTCGTTGGTATCTTCGCCCCAATGATGACCAGCCATTTTTCTATGGCGTTGAGCAAACTCTCTAATAAGATTTCTTCCGGTCTCTATCCTTATCCATCTATTCTTATAGGTAACAACGTCTTCCATGTCATTTATGGTGTAGGTCCAATAATCCCCTCTCACTATTTTAAGTATGTCAATAATTTCAGAAAATGGTTCTAGGCCACGATGGTCTAGCTCAAAAGCTGCAAACCATTTGGCATTAGGAAACATCTCCATAATTGCGGCATGTTGTTTAATCCAAGACAGGTGCTCATCCCTGTCGGCCTTCCAGCCCACGAGGGGGGTTCCAATTACAAAGTGCTTATTATAATCTATTTCCTTAAACATCTGACTCCTTAATTAATTTTATGTTATCTGAACAAACACCAACGTACTCTTTAAACTCTGTATTATACTCTGGTAAAACCGAAATGCAATTACTTGAAGAACGTGGCTCCCCCGGATAGGCCCAAACAAATCCTCTGCTAGTTATTGTATATTTATCTGTGTGATGATAGAAGCAATGAAGCTTTTTACTTATACAAAAATCTAGAGCAACATAGTTCTTGCAATGAATCCAAAGATTATTCTGTCTGGCATAAAGAAACTCTTCGTCAATCATCTCTAACGGTCCATCATGACCAAGGTACATCTTATCCTTTATACCCCAAAGATCAATCTCAACATCATATCCTAGGTCCAATGCTTGTTGAATATATGGAATAGTGTTCTCTCTTTTAAGATCTACACCTTCAGTATTTCCCCTATGAGAGATAAATATCATTTCTCTACCTGTACCCAAATCCAGTTTCTATGATTATCTCCTGGACCTGTTGGTCGGATATCTGATTGATAATTTTTAAAGCCAATCTTATTAACCAAGTCGTCTAACAGTTCGGACTCATCAGTGATGCTTACATCTGCATGACCATTAGTAGCAGTAGCATCATAAACATTGTCATAGTACCCAGCAGTTTCTGTATGAGCTTTTCCACCGTATCCCATTTGGAAACAAAGCTTCCCACCCGGTTTAAGAATTCGATAAGCTTCTTTAAGAATATTAAACCTAATTTCATGTACACAAATATGTTGAAAACAAATAACTGAAAAGAATACGTCATAAGTATTATCTCTAACCATATTAAGAATGTCTCCGGGTGTAAGATAAAGATTTGGCAACTCAATTCCATTATGCTCAATATTAATCTTAGCTTTGTCTAGATTTTTCTGAGCGATATCTACTCCGTCAATTCTTGCAAAACTATCATGGAATTCAACAATGTTTCTCCCTGGGCCACAACCATAGTCTAAAGCCAATAGGCCAGTTGTGTCAAAGTCTTTAAAAAGATATGTTTCATAGTCCGGCCATTGATTATGTGCATCATACGATCCAACAACGGGGTCGCGGGAGTTAAGTGACCACTTCTCAGCATACTCCTCATAGTAGCTATGCTGCATATCAAGATAGTCTTTCTTAGTTGGCATGGCTCTCCAAGTAGTAGTTTAGATCTTCGGGTGTTCCAATTCCCCACATTTTTTCAATAAGGCTTGCCCTAACCTTTTTCCCATCAGCAATCGCCTGATTAAAAACCGGGCACACATAAAACTCATTATTAGTTCTAATGTTCTTATTTATCATTTGATGTGCGTATTTAACATAATCGCTACCGTGGCTCCAATAATAAACTCCGACAGTAGCATTGTCTGAAATAGGATTCTTCTCTGCTACCTCACTAACAAATCCATCATTGTTAAGCTTGGCATAGGACCACTTGGGATGGGTTGACTTAAAGGTCATAATTCCTGCGTCTATGCTTCCGGCCCCAAAAGCATATAAACATTCAGACGAGTCCCACTCCATTATCTGATCAGAGTTGGCAATGAGCAGTGGATCTTCATTGTCAATTAATGATTCAGCAAGCAGGGTTGTGCAAGCGGCCCCCTCAGTTATTCCGTCAACTTGGATTACGTCGCATCCTGGAGAGATAAG